TTATTTTTTTATTATTTGTTTTATTTGCGCCCTGCTCTTTTGGGGTAGCCCATCGGCAATTATCTGGACAATAACCCTTAGAATTATCTTTGCGGTCGATAGAATGTTTTAGTGTGGGACGCTGACCCATATCAGCAAAAAAGTTTTCAAATTTTTGCCAACGCTTACAAACTTTGATGCCTTTAGCGCCATAATATTTATATGACTTTTGTCCTGGGCTTTCGCATCTTGATTTCATTTTAGACCAGATATTATATTCGGAAGTAAGCCTCATTTTATGAGTTGAATTTGTTTTTGACACTACTTCTTTTTGAATACAGCCGCAGCTTCTAGTAGATACTTTAAGAGAGTAATCAGTGATTATCTTTTTATTTCCGCAAATGCATTGGCATAGATGAAAAGAGCGATAGTTTTTGTCTTTTCTGCAATAGGCTTTAATTACAGTTAAACGACCATATATATCTTTATTTTTTATTTTTGGGTGTTTTTTCATTTTCTTTCCAAGAAAGGTAGTCGGCCGCTTTTATAAGCCACGCTGCTAGTTTGCGGGCTTCTTTTACATTAATTTTATGATTAATCATTACGTATAAGTGATAATAAAAATAATCTGCTTTACAATGAACAAGATGACAATCAGCGGCGTGATAATAAAGTTCTCTCGGTTTCCTCGGTGCTTTTGGTTTCACAACATCTCCGTGCAATATATTTCCATCTCTCTGCCAACTAAAAATAAATTATCCCAAGTCTGAACGCTCGTTGCTATTTTAAATAATAGTCCTAAGTGAAGCTCGGTTCCTACTGCGGGTATCCAGTAGTTACCAACGGAACATTCTTGATAATGAAATCTCCCCTTTGTAACCAGTGGCTCTAAAATATCCGACGTCCAGCCGTCGTGTTCGTAGAAGCGTAAAGCGAGATGTGAGGAGCGGATTTTCACGGTTTCTTACATCTCCTATGATCTTTTAAAAAAGCTTTCATCTCACTCATTTGAAAAGCCCCTGAATAGCTTCCAACAATCCCCCGCCGTTTTCGCACTCGCCTTTTTCATAGAGTACGTCGTTGTGGAATCCGAAGTTTATTCCCTTCGTAGTTTTAACGAGCTTGTGTTTTACAACGTAAGCATCCACTTCGTTCCAAAACTCTTTTCGAGCTTTTTCAACTTCTTCCATCAGCGCTGCGTTTTTCTTTTTGAAAAACTTCGTGCGTTCATCATGCTTCTGTAAAATTTTTTCCAACTCGGGGTGGTCTTTGACCATCAAAATATGCTTCATTCGTAAAATCCTCTCTGTATAAACGTCTTAGTACGGTCAGCTTCCTCTAGCTTTTTCTGTCGCTTTTCGCCAACAAAATGTCCCTCCTCTTGCCATTTTTGCCTGCATCTGCGGATGGACTCTACGCTAGGGATATTCTCGTGGAGAAACCACATGCGGAACTTCCGGTAGTGGTCGTCCCCGAGAAACTCTTTAAGCCTGTAATATTTCGCCATAATTGCGAGGAACAGCATTTTATCGCAGTCCCTCGTGATCTCGTACTCCTTAAGGGTTTGGAATACTTGGTTCTTGACCTTCCTCATGTCCCGTTCCACTTAGAATCCCAAAATTTGTTCTGCGGTTTCGCACACCACAATGTTTTTCTGGTAATCCTCTGCGAACGTGAGGATTGTAAACTGGGCCTCTCCCTCGATTACGGTTTGTATGGATAAAAGATTATCCAAGTTGATAAAAAACTTTTTTTTACTGCTTACTTCGGTAACTTGTTTGAAATACGACATTTAATTTCTCCTGATATATTTGGTTTCTTTATCCATACAGATGAAATCCTCTTTCAGCGCCCCCGATTCAAACGCAGCTTTCAACTTGTCTTTGTTCCACGAGTGAACAACCGAAATAGTTTCATCTACGAGATCCGGGTTCGCCTTAAAGTCTTCCAGCGTAGGCTCTCGCAAGATAGTAAATCGTTTTTGCGCAACGATCTTCAGCTTTCTTTTCTCGCCGTTTAGTTGATCCCAACCAAAGCTTTCCATAGATTTTTGCGTGTAAGCCTTGAAGCGTTCGAGCTCCGACTCCCTCTGCTTTTGTTTTGCTTTAAAAAAATCAGAAATCTTTTTAAATTTTTCTGCATCGTCTTCAAGGCGGTCCATCATCGAAACGTATGCGTCGACCTTGTCTTTTAGATCGACCGCCAACTCTTCCGGAATTTCCAGAAGAGCGTCGTCAAGTTCTTGGACCTTGTTCAGCATTTCCACGAGCTTCATGTCGGAGCTCCTTCGATCGAAAACTCATCAGGTTTGGTATCTTTTGAAGAAGAAGTTAAGTAATCAACAACTCCCTTGAGATCTGCGGACGGTTTTCCCGTCATGAGCATGCAAACCTCCTGCAAATCGTCTTCCGAGTGTGGTATCTTTTTAGAAACCAGATAATTTTTTACGAACTCACGGTGCTTGGGGTTTTGCGGGTCGAAGCCAGGGGGAGGGGCGCTTTCCTTTTTGGCTTCTTGTTTTTTCTGCTCCTTAGACTCTTCTTTTTCGCTGGTTTTTTTCTCTTCACTTTTAATTCCTTTCATTGGTGTTACGTCGATCACTTCGCCGACTTCGTTTACCTCGGCTCCTAGCTCTTCAGGCGTGTAAGAAATGCCGCAGAGTGCGTCGGGAAACATCGCTCGCCCCATCTTGCTTACCGCACGCCACTGCAACATCGTTCCAGGTTGTTTTACGTAATTATCTTTCTTATCGAGACCCATTTTCTTGGCGTCTTCGATTGTAAAACTAAACGTACTGTAGTCGTACTGCGGCGACCTTCTTGCTTTGATCACGCATTCCGTTGCGTCTGATTTGACGTAAACGATTTCTGCTGTTTTGCAGTTCTTGTAAATCATCCCCAGCATGCCCTCTGCGCTGAGCGTTGGCTTTCCCTGAATGATGTTGATGTGCGTGAAGGACCACATCATCGGCATGCCTATCTCGTGTCCTTTGATGGCAACTGCAAGGGCTTTTTCGGGCGTGTTAATCGACGTCGGAAGGAACGAAGACTTGATCAAAATATTCGCCTGCTCCTTCATCGCTGCAAACGTTTCTCCCATTACAACTAGTGAATTTTCCATTTAAACTCCTAAAATGTTTATCCGTTGAAAATAAAAAACAAGTGTGGCTTAATTTGGCTATGCAGTCAAATGAAATGACACCCAGGGGATATTTCTTTTATGATTAAAAATTCAGAACTTTTAAGCGTTTTGAAAGTGGATACTCGCACGACCAAAAGATGGCGAAGACCAAAACCAAACACGCATATGCCGTTGCCTTACGAGAGAGATAACAGAACGGGGGAGGTCGTCTACTCTCCACAATACCTCTTAGATTGGATTAAATTCCACCGACCAAAATATTTTGAAAAAGTGCAAGCATTTATTATTAGCCGGGGGAGCTGAATCTATGGCGAGGTACGAGGGGGGATGGACAAAATTCCACAGGCCATTAAATAGGCACCACATTGGTCAAGATGCGATCAGCTTTGCAATTTTCATGCGGCTCATATCGTGGGCAAATGTTAAGCAGTCAAAATATTATTGGAATGGTCAAGTCAAATTCTTAGAGCGTGGTCAGGTTTTAACTACCATTAGGGAATTGGCTGAAAGCTTTGCGGCAGAGCCACTTGTGGGCAAGACGGTCGAACGCAAATTAAAAATGATGGAAATTGATGGGACCATTGTCCAACAGGTGTCAAACCATGGAAGGGTCATAACCATTAGTAATTACGACAAATATCAGGGCTATGATGACGACGAAGAGGATACAACTGTCGAACCAAAGTCAAATGAAAGTCAAACGAAAGTCAAACGAAAGTCAAATGAAAGTCACAATAAGGAAGAAATAAATAACAATAAGAAAGAAAGAACTAAAGAAAGTAATACTCTCCCACCGACTGTCGTCGTTGGGGAGTTAGCTGGTCCTGTTCAAGATTTGGTTGTGATTAAAAAATGCTCTGATGGTTTTTTGGACATAGCCACCCGTTGGTTTGAATACGCTAATCGAGAATACCCTTGGAAGCGGGCGAAGGTTTCGAAGTCGTGGACGGTCGACGCTTTTGGAACGGAGCTTGAGCGAGTTGCTAGGATCATGAATCTTAATATGCACGGTCTAAATGAAATTTTAAATTTTGTTGAAAAAGATGAGTTCTGGAGAACTAATGCGGCTTCGCCATTTGGCCTTATGAAAAAGGGCAAAAATGATATGCGAAAGATCGAGAATATCCTTGCGAGGATGCGCACGAAGCAGCATCGTACCGATGAAGCGATACATAAATGGGCGCATAGCAGCGAAGAATTTAAATCGCCGTTTGATGTGGAGGGCTGATGACCAAAATCGATTTCGCAAAAATTATTAAACCGCTTTCAAAGCTCATTCCTAGGTTCGCACCGAAGTTCGACGACGCCGAGACGCTGGATCTTTGGTACGACGCTTTCAAAGAATTTGATTTCAGAAAATTCGCAGAAACTTGCGTCGCCCTGCGAAACCACTGCGAAGAGTTTCCTTCGATCAAAGAAATTCGGGACATGTATCAAGCCTGCGGCGGGAAGCTTCCGCAAAAAAAACAAATGCAGCTCGCTAGCGATGAGGAAATGGAAAAAATCATGAAACAACTCGGAGTATCCGATGGAAAAAAATAAAAGCTCTAACGCAGCCGAAGAGCAAAAAAAGCGGGAGAAGGAAGCCGAAGAGCGCAGGGATCGCTGCAAGCGAGCTCGCATGGAAGCCCACAAGAACGGGCGCTGCCTTTGCAACTACTGCGACTTCACCGGCATGGTGAACGCCATCCACCGCACTGAAAAAACCAGCTATGCCTTTTTATGCGGCAACTGCGCAGCGGCTGAGCAGATGGGCATGTGTGCTGAAAAATGGGTCACTTGGAATCATGAGCTTTCCAAGGACTTTGAAATTTACATGGCAGCCGGGACAAGCTCTTATCCAAATACCCGGTGACGTTCGCACATTTATATTCTGTTGCGTTTTAATAAGATTTTAGGGGGTACGGGCCATGATGATACAAAACGTAGGAGAATCCAAATTTGCCGCTTCTGTAGAGTTTTGGATTCCAGTCAAAGGATTGCCTAAAGAACGACCAAGGATGTCTAAAAAATCATCTGCCGTGTACACTCCGCAAAAAACAAAAGACTTTGAAAAAGAAGTTGCTATTTGGGTCAAGATGAAGTTGCCAAAACCGTGGAAGCTTCTCGAAGGTGCGGTCGACCTGACGGTCGACTTCCACTTCGGAAAACCAATCAACGCAAAACCAAAAAGAAGGTTCCACACCATCCGCCCGGACTTAGACAACCTCGTCAAAGCGGTGAAGGACTCTCTTAACGGGGTAGTCTGGAAAGACGACGCCCAGGTTTGCAGTCTCCACACGTCGAAGCGTTTTGTTTACGGGGTAGAAGAAAACTACATCCGCATTTATATTATTTACGAGGTCTGTGATACAATTTCAGAAACATCTAAAAGGAAATAACCCCTATGCCAATGTTTCTTCTTATCATCAGCGCCCTTATTAAATACGGCCCAGCGGTCTACAATATCGTTAAGCTTATCTGGGACCTGATTAAACAAATTCGTGACTCCCGTGAAAAACAAGTCGCTACTCAAAAACTACGTGGCATGCTCAAGGGAAGATTCGTGGGCGGCGAGCTTCTAGGTATGCTCGAAAACTTCAAGTCCGACCTGGAGTCTTCACAGGCTGTTGCGCAACGTCGTAAAAAAAGATAATCTTTTCTTTAAGACTGTGTCTTAAAACAAAAGGGTTGCTGTGCAGCTTGTCACGAAGAAAATCTCGGAACTTATTCCGTACGTAAACAACTCACGTACGCACAACGACTTGCAGGTCGCACAGATCGCAGCGTCTATCCGGGAGTTTGGCTTCACAAACCCTGTCTTAATTGACGACAAAAATAATCTAATCGCCGGGCACGGACGACTCATGGCAGCTAGAAAGCTGGAAATGACCGAAGTGCCATGCATCGTTTTAGTCGGCCTGTCCGACACAAAGCGCAAGGCCCTCATCATTGCAGACAACCAACTCGCATTAAATGCTGGCTGGGACCTAGATATTTTAAAGCTAGAGATCAACGCACTCGGAGAAGAAGATTTCGATATCGATCTACTCGGGTTCGACGAAAAATTTCTAGCCTCGCTTCAAACCCTAGAGCCCATGCAAGGACTGACAGATGACGACGGCGTACCGAAAATTGAAAAAAACATTCACGGAGTTGCTCTGGGAGACGTGTGGCAGCTTGGCAGTCATCGCCTTATCTGCGGCGATTGTACTGATGTTCTTCTCGTAGAAAAACTTATGGCCGGACGTAAAGCAAACATGGTCTGGTCTGATCCTCCTTACAACGTCGCTTACGTCGGCAAAACAAAAGACGCACTCACTATCCAAAACGACGAGATGAATAACGGCGATTTTAGAGCGTTTCTAAACGACGTCTATAAATCGTTTTACATTGCCCTCGAAGCCGGAGGAGCCATCTACATTGCGCACGCCGACTCTGAAGGCGAAAACTTCCGGGGAGCTTTCCGTGACGCAGGGCTTCTTCTAAAGCAGACGCTTATATGGGTGAAAAACTCTCTCGTAATGGGACGCCAAGACTACCACTGGAAGCACGAGCCCATCCTCTACGGCTGGAAGGAAGGCGCAGCACACAAATGGTACGCAGACAGAAAGCAAACAACTGTTCTCGAGTTTGACCGACCAACAAAATCGGAAGACCACCCGACCATGAAGCCTGTCGAGCTTGTCACCTACTGCGTAAACAACTCTAGCCAGCCAAACGATATCGTATGTGATTTCTTTTTGGGGTCTGGAACAACACTCATCGCCTGTGAAAAGCTACGACGTAGTTGCTACGGTTTCGAAATAGATCCTCATTATTGCAGTGTTATAATTGAGCGTTTTGAAAAATTTTCGGGCAAAAAGGCTGTTCGATTATGAAAAAAGTTGCAATTAAATCATATGTTGATGGTCGCAAAGCAAGAGGCAATAACAGATTTCAAACATTTAAAGACTGCGAGAAATGCGGAAAAGAATTTGGCCCTGTCGATAAACTGAGCAAAAGATTTTGTTCAAAGAGATGTTGGTATGAGACAAAATCCACTGGCCAGAAAGTAAAATGGGTACCAACCAAAGAAGCTTTGAGAGCTCAACGTATGGTCCGTTATCGAGTTGCGAAAGGCATTATTAAGAAGCCGACTTCATGTGAATTTTGCGGTAACTCAACCCGATTGGAAGGCGCTCATTCAGACTATGCAAAACCGTTAGACGTTAAATGGCTTTGTGTTCCATGCCATAGAAAATATGATTGCAAAGAAAAAAAGAACGGCGCTATTCCACAAAGCATCGAAAGATGGCAACAATTTACTGGAAAAAAAGCAGAGAGAGTCAATGCCGAAGAAAGTTGAAATAAAAGAAGACCAGCTAAAAGCGTTTCTACAACTCCAACCTTCGCTGGAGATGACAGCAGCGTTTTTTAAATGCGACGGAAAGACTATAGAAAACTTTATTCGCAAGAAATTTAAAGCTACGTTTTTCGAGTTTCGAGAGCAAAACATGGTGCACACCAGGAAGAGCCTTATACACAAGGCTTTGCGGGAAGCGCTGAAAGATAAACCAAACACAGCAATGCTAATATTTTGTCTGAAAAACCTGTGCGGATGGAAGGATAAGTTGGAGCACTCAGCCGACGAAACGGTTACTCCGATTATGTTTGCCTATGACCCTCATAGTAAACTCAACGCCAACCTTCAGTGAGTTCGATCCAAATATAATCAAATACCAGTCGCAGGTATTAGACGATATTTTTTTCAACTTCGATTACTCGCTCGGAGCCCATGAAATTCTTTTATCAGGATCCGTTGGTTCTGCGAAGTCGATTCTAATGGCGCACGTAGCGCTTCGCATGATGGTTATGTTTAACCACGCCAAGGGCCTGCTAGGCAGAAGGTCTCTTCCGGACTTAAAGGAAACACTTTACGCAAAAATACGTGAGCACATGGAGGGGTCTTTTAAAGAGGACGAGCACTTCCACGCTAGAGACAACATTGCGAATATCAAATTCAAAAACCAGTCGCAGTTATTTGCAAGATCCTGGGCCGATAAAAGATATCTAAAGATGCGCTCCCTCGACCTTACCTTTGCCTGCATAGAAGAGCTTACGGAAAACAACGACGAGGATAAGCGTGCTTACACGGAAACGTTTATGCGCCTTGGTCGTACACCGCACATACCCATTAAGTTTATTATAGCTGCCACAAACCCGGACTCTCCCTCTCACTGGGTTTACAAGCATTTCATAGAGCCAAATAGCGGCGGCAAAAAGCACCCGACTCGGCACGTGTATTACTCCATTACCGAGGACAACCCCTTTCTACCTAGAGAGTATATCGAGGGTATTCGCAACAACGTCGACCCGAAGATGGCTCGCCGCATGCTGCGTGGAGAGTGGATCGAGATCGCAGGAGAGTACGTTTACTACGAGTACGATAGGCAGTTTAACTTTCGGGATTTCGAGTATATTATCAATCCCGCCTATCCAATTATTTTAACCTGGGACTTTAACATCGGAGAAGGCAAGCCCATGTCTATGGCTTGCATGCAGTTTATCAACGATGAGTTTCACATTTTCAACGAGGTAGTTATCGATGGAGCAAGAACAGCAGATACGATCGAAGAGCTCGACTCAAAAGGATTACTCAAAACGGATTACACGTTTCAGATCTGCGGCGACGCATCTGGTAAGCACCGTGATACTCGTTCATCTCGGTCTGACTATGACATTATCGTGCATGAGCTTTCTAAAAGGGGACTTCGCTTTGAGTATTGCGTCCCCGTCAGCAATCCTCCTATCCGTAAGCGGCATAACGGGGTTAACGCTTACCTCTGCAATGATCTTGGCGTTCGTCGTACTTTTGTTTATGGAAATTGCAAAAAGTCTGACGAAGGATTAAGATTGGTCAAACTTAAAAAGGGTGCGACCTTAATTGAAGATGATTCCAAGGATTATCAACATGTGACTACTGCAATTGGATATGCGATAATCACAATTACAGAACGCTCCAACAGACCAAAACAACGCACGGAAATACTATAAATGCTAGAACCAAAACTCGTTAAAAAATTAGTTGAGAATCACTGCGACTATCTAAAATACAACGAAGCACTCATTGATATTTTCGAAGGCAATCTTATGCCGCACGTTGAATGCGCTCTCAAAGCGCAGCTCTCTCCGCAGTCTTATGAACAAGCAAGACACCGTCTGATGCCAATCAATGTCCTACCTAAAATCATTGATAAGCTGACCAACATCTATCAGACGTCTGTTATCAGGGAAGTAGTGGATGGCAACACTTCCGACAAAGAGCTTGTTAAATGGTATGAAGAAAAGATGATCATCAACCCGCACATGAACTGCTCTAACGAGCTTTTTAACCTGTGCAAAACGTCTTTGATTCATCCCTACCTACATAAAGGGATCCCGCAAATTCGTGAGATTCTAAACGATCGATTCGTACTCTACTCCGACGACCCAGTCCAACCAAACAATCCTACCCATGTAATTTTACTGTGCGGGAAAAGAGGAGAGATCGATCTTTATTGGGTTTACTCAGCTACAGAGTTCGCAATCATGGGCTCTGATGAAAAATATTATTACGACGAGATGGTTAAAGTTGGAAACCCAGAGGGCATCAACCCTTTCGGCGTTTTGCCTTTCACGTATGTAAACGAGTCCAAGTACCGTCTTATGCCAAAGCAGGATACCGATACTTACCGTATCGCAACGAT